TATAAATATATAATATTATGTTGGCAATAATATATATTTAATTATTTTTCTTATGCTATATTTATACTAATATTTTTAGATGTTATATTTATACCATATGGTTCTAATTTTTGTTGTAAGTTCTCAAAAGTATCAGACTTATTAATAACATTATATATCTCTTGCAATTTTCTATCAGATGTATCGTCTATAGATGGAAATGGCTGTGAGTCTTGTGAGTCTGGTGAGTCTGGTGAGTCTGGTGAGTCTTGTGAGTCTGGTGAGTCTGTTAGTGTTACTCTCTTCTTTTTTGCTTCTCCATCTCGGGTTATTAAGTTTGATGTTACTCCATTTCCCATTGCTGTTGATTTTAAGGCTGCTTCATCTCGGGGTGTTAAGTTTGATGTTGCTCCATCTCGGGTTATTAAGTTTGATGTTACTCTATTTACTGTTTGTACTTCATCATTTAAAGTAGTTCTATTTGCTGCTGCTAATAAAATAGCACTTATTGTAAATAAACTAATTGGTATTCTAGCAGAATTAGCAGAATCGTCTTGTGACATATGTTATATATTATATATATTATTATATGTATATAATAATAGTTTATAATTAACTAAACTAAATTTTCTTTTAATGAAGCAATTATTTTTTTATTTAATTTGCGACCACTTGCCAGTTTTATATTTTCTAACTTATCTACATTAGTGCTCTTAAGAGCATTTAATAAATTTTCCATATTTTTAAATTCTTCAGCTAAAGCTAATGCTGAAACATTACTAATACCTGGTATTTGCATAAGCATAAGTTGAAATATATTGTCACTATTTATATGTGATTTTTTACTTGTCTTAAGCGTGCTAATATAACTTATATTATTATTTGAATTGTTATTACTTAAATCGCTATAAAATCCCGGTTTATTTTCTCTCAACAACTTAGAAGCAAATGCCATTAATATGTCTCCTGTTTCAGTTTGATTTAAAACATTAATAACCGAAAATCCCTTATAATAATTGAGAGAAAACAATGACGAATATAATGTGCTCCTAAATTTTGGATTGTATTTAATTATTGCGCCTTCTAATAAATAAATTATATTATGATTATGTAAACTACATTCATTTAACCTAAATGATTGTTCGCTATAACGTCCATCTTTAATAGATGCTTCTAAATCTGCAAGAGATTTTCTCTCAATAATTAATAGTTCTTTGGCATTTACTTCATCATAAAAAATATAATCACCAATAGTCAAATTTTTTTGGACTAGCGTAATTTTAGTAGTCGAAGTTTCGTTTAAAGAAATAATATAATCTACTAATGTTTTAGGTTCTCGTAAATCTATTAATAATTGCATAATTATAAAATTATTAAACTATTATACTAATTAATGTATAATAAAAGTTATTTAAATTAGTATTATTTATATTTTAATAATAGTAATTTTTTGTTGCTATTTAACCTATAAATTTATTAACCTATAAATTTATTAACCTATAAATTTATTAACCTAATATATGTCTGTTGCGAACTGGATTATATAAGGTTGTGGCTTTTTTACCTAAATAGGCAATACATAGCATATTTTGTTCGGAATCTGGATTTTTAACACAACCATTACTTAAAGCATCTTTGGGTAAATTATTATATTGGTATCCAACTATTCCTGTAACATTTGGTCTTACGCCAACAGTCGAATTTAAACCTGCCATTGAACCATAGACATTTGTGCTATTTGTATATAAGTTGCTACCGAATTTAGAAATTTTTTTGCCTGGCATCTTTTTATAATAATAGTTATTATTTTATTTTTTATTATTATTAAATAAATAAAATAATAAATAAAATAATAAATAAAATAATAAATAATTAATTAATTAAAAATTGAAATTGTCTTAAATATATTAATTTATAAGTATATTATTTAATATACTATGTTTTGTGGTGAAGTTACTTTAAATAACAACAATTGTTTAAAGGATGTTAATAGTGATGAAGAATCAAATTCTGACAATGAATTAACAACTATTGGCAATTTAAAATTAGATAGTGAAGAACTGATTTTTAATCCATTTAATAGCAATAATAATGAAATTACTAGCGCAATTGTTCAAGAATTATTATCAAAATACGGGATTTTCACTAAACCATTCAATATGGAATTATACAAGCGAGCATTTATTCATAAATCTTATACAAAACGTCCTAAATTAGAAAATTCCATTGCTAATATTGTTATTTCTGATAAACCAGAAAATTGTTTACCACTTAAAACCAAATCAAATGAGCGTCTGGAATTTCTTGGCGATGGAGTTTTGGAACTTATTACAAAATATTATTTATATAAACGTTTTCCTAAAGCAGATGAAGGATTTATGACTGAAAAAAAGATTGCTTTAGTTAAAAACGAACATATTGGTAAATTAGCACTTGAAATGGGGTTAAATAAATATTTTATTATTTCTCGGCACGCTGAAGATAAGAATATTCGCAATAATTTAAAAAAGTTAGGTTGCTTATTTGAAGCATTTATTGGTGCTATTTTCCTAGATTTTAATCGTATTTCTATTAAAGATGAATATGGTTGGTTTGAAAATGTATTTAATTGTGGTCCAGGACTACAAATGGCACAAATTTTTGTAGAAAATGTATTTGAAAAGCATGTAGATTGGACTAATTTAATTAATAATGATGATAATTATAAAAATAAACTTCAAGTAATTATTCAAAAAGAATTTAAAATCACTCCAGACTATGTAGAATTAAGAACTCCTAAATTGGATGAAGACGATGATAATGATAAATTATATGTTATGGGACTTTATATTTGCTTTGGACAAAATATTCATAATGCCAAAATTAGTAATGCTGTTAACTTTGACAAATTATGTTCATTTAAAGCAATTCATGAATTATTAGAAAAACAAGACAAATTATTAGTGTTCTTATCAAAAGCAGAGCATAAAATTAAGAAAAAGGCTGAACAAATTGCGTGCGACCAAGCCATTAAATTAATTGAAAAATAGTGTGTGCCTATTTATAAATTATAAACTATTATTAATATATTATTAATATATTAGTTTATGAGTTTATGTAAATATAGAGATATATTTGGTAAAGTAGGAGAAGGGGGTCATTCATTAAGACTTTTTAATATTGCCGTAGTTGATACATTATTAACGTTTGTCGCTGCTTATATTATAAATTATTATTTGAAAAGTAATGTGTTTTTAATATTTTTTATATTAATACTTGCTTCAATATTAATTCATAGAGCTTTCTGTGTTGAAACTACCCTTACAAAAATGTTTTTTTCTTTTAAATAAGTATTGAATTGAATATTACAATATATTAAAAATAAATTATTTTAATATATCAATATTATAAATTAATCTGTAAGAGAGTATTGTTGTGAGTAATATAAAATAAAAAAACATAATATAAGTTGTTCTATTTGTATTTTGTAAATATTTTTTGTTTATATAATTGGCTATTGTTTTACTAAATATTTTTAAAATGGGGGTTATATTATCTGTTTGATTAGTATTAATATTAGCTTTTTTATGGTGTAATGTATTTATTACATAACCATTAAAAATTATCCAAGTAAACGCTACTGCTAATGGTATCCATATTATATATTTAATATATATTAATGGTAATGTTATAAATATTATTGGTAATATTAAAAGCATTACATGATGTGCTATTTCAAATAATTCTTGTTTTATAAGCATAATATTTTTATATTATAACTTTATTATATTTTTACACGCATATTTTTAAATAAAATATATAAAAAATTGACAAATAATTTGAATATAATAATATACAATATATTATTATGTTCAAAACAGATATAAATTATAATTTTATTGAATTGCATAAACATATTATACAACATATACCCAGAAAAGAATACAAAAAAAATGATATTATTATTTATAACAATAAATTTTATACTATTGTTGAACTATTAAATAATGATATTGAAATATTAGATAATAAGATTGAAATATTAGAAATTCTATCTTATAAAAATAGTGATAAAATAACAATATCAAAAAATGATACAAAATTACAGACTATAAATGAAAAAAAAATTTATCAAAAATTATCTGAGCTTATTAAATTTGTAAAAGATTACAATCTAGCGGTATGCTTTTTAAATAAAAGAGATTTAAATATTAAAACTTTAGATGAAAAAAATATTAATGATTTAATATTTTTATTATTAAATACAAATGTTAAAATTAGAACTTTAAATAAAATATTATATGAGTTAAAAAAATCACACAATAATAAATATGAAATAACAAAGTTATTTATTAATCCATACGACTTTATAGAAGAAAACAAGAATCACATTACTTTTAACCTAGCTGAAAAAATAGAAGACTTATGGAAAATAAAAATACATTTTAAAATTAAACTAGAAGCTAAAATAAAAAGTGTAATAATTGAAAATTATACTAGTAATTCATTTTCATTTTATATAAAAAAACATACATTTTATAAAATAATTCAAGATTATTGTAATACTTGTAATGAAAGTTATAAAAACTATCAACTATTTATTGATAAACAAATTATTCTAATAAATTTTAATATTTCAAAAAATAAACTAGAAGAACTCGGTAATAGTAAAATAAACTTCGGTAAACATAAAGAGTATACAATGAAATATACACGTGAAACGAATAAATCATTAATTGAATGGTGTAATAAAAAAACAGACCCAGGACCTCTATTGAAAAACTATATGAATTATGTAAATGAAAAAGAAACATTTATTACAAGTAAGTATTTTTGGAATTTAGAAAAAAAATTAACTCGAAAATTTATTAAATTATATAGTAAAGACATTGAAGATAGTGAATATAGTGAAGATAGTGAAGATAGTGAAGATAGTGAAGATAATGAAGATAATGAAGACATTGACACAGAATTTTATGATAAAGAAGAAGTTTATAATTTTATTACAGATTTTGAAAAAAAAAGAACAGAAGATAAAGGTATTATCTATAAATTGGATGATATACAAAAACAAGCAATATTTGATATTTTAAACAATAAGTTTTTAATTTTAACAGGACCTCCTGGTTCAGGTAAAACAAATATTGTAGAATGTGTTCTTTATATTAGGGAACAATATTGTAGTAAAAAAGAATTATTATTAAATAAAACTTGTATTATGGCTCCTACTGGACAAGCATATAGTAATATTTCTAAATCTATGGAATCAAAATATTATTATCAAAAAATATCAGGTACTTGCCATAAAATTTTGTATAATATTTTTCTCAAAAAATGCGAGATTGAATACAATATTGAGAACAAAATCAATTATAAATATGATTATGAAGATGATGAATTTAACGAATGTAAATTTAATTTTGTAATTATAGATGAATTTTCTATGATTGATTTAAATATACTAAACTCAATATTGCAATTATGTAAAAAATATAATAGTAAATTATTAGTAATTGGCGACCCAAAACAATTCCCACCTATTGGACCAGGTAATCCATTAGAAAGTCTAATACAATCTAAAAAATTTAATATTTGTAATCTAGTAAATATTTATAGACAACAAGAAAACACTAGTTTATTAAATATGATTCAAAAAATGAATAAAGGAGAAAAAATAACATATCTTGATTTTAATAAAGATGAATTTACCAAATTTATAGACATTAGTAATATATACGAAAATTTAAGAAATTATATAGATTTAAAAAACTATATATATAATATTATTGATACATATAACTTAGACAAAGATACTAAATTTCTTTGTTATAATACAAGTCATAATAAATTAGAAAATGGTAATACAAAATTTATATTCAATGTACCTGTATTAAATAAAATTATTCAAGATAAATTTAATCCTAACAAAGAAGGATTTGAAAATGAAATTATTAGATATACTAATTATTATGATAAAGAGTTTAGAGTTGGAGATAAAATTATAAGAACAGAAAATGAGTATAATGGAGATGATTTTAAAGCCAATGGCGATGAAGGAGAGATATTAGAATATGATGATGAAAAAGTTACAATATGTTATAGTAGTAATGATAAAAAAAGATATATTATTTCAATAAATGAGTTATATGAAGAGTTTGATTTAAATTATGCAACCGGATTTCATAAAAGTCAAGGAAGTGGATGGAAAACAATAGTAGTATTTATAGAACCTAATGCTGGTTTTATTAAACAAAAAGCAATATATACAAGTATTTCCAGGAGTAAAGTAAAATTATTATTAATTTGTAGACCAGAAGATTTATTAAATTGTCAAAATCCAGAAGATAAACGAACGACTTTATTTATGAATAAAATACATTATTAAACATTCTAAAGAAGTATCCCTCTAATTATACATTGCTCTCATCATCGGATTCATCATCATCGGATCCATCATCATCGGATTCATCATTGTTGTATTTACATTAGAAGTAATTAGTTTACTAATTTTTCCAGTAGCCATTTGTTTAGAATGTATAATATCTGTTGGTGGTAAAATAGTTACAACTGGATTAATAAATTTCTCCATTAGGTTATTTCTTTTTATGCTTTCATCGTTAATAAATGATACTATTTCTTTTTTTGTTCCGTTTTTTACTTGCCCATTAATAGAAGCTAGCATGATTTTTAACTCATCAACTGTATATTTATTTAAATTAGTTATATCTTTATTCCAAACTAATTGAGGATAAGAAGACCTCACCATATCACATACAAATCTGCCTTGCCTCTCTGGATGTTCAAGATATTCTTTCCACCATTGTGGTAAATGAACTTTTTCTTTTGTTTCTTTGGTTTCTTTGGTTTCTTTTGTTTCTTTATTTGACTTATAAATATCGCTGTTTGTTTTTTTACGATGGCAGTTAGGACATAATGCTTGAAGATTACATTCTTCATTACTACCTCCATCTTTAATACAAATAATATGGTCTATTTCAAAACATTCATCTAGCAAACAATTACATAATTTACATTTCCATTCTTGGCACGCAGCAACCTTCTTCTTTGTAAGATTAGAAACTTTTCTTATTGACATCTTTGATATACTATTTAATGAAAATATATTTATTATTCACTTAATTCAAATCAATTTTTTTAATCTATACTCTTTGTTATTTCTTATATTCGCATTAAACATTAAACATTAAACATTAAACATTAAACATTAAGTAAAATATTAAAAATACTTATTATTATATATTATTTAATTATATATAATAATGATAAATGAAACTCTTGAACAATTAAAAATAAAACCCATACCAAAAAAACCGCAACAATTCCAAGTGTTAATACAAATACCTAGTGAAGGTGTTGCTCCTAATATTATTGATAAAACTAGTGAACACCTAATAAATAGAGAGCAATTTTTTAATGAAGTCCAAGAAAATTTAGGAGTTGTACAAAAAGATTATGAAAAAATGAAAAAGGCAACTTTTGCCAAACCTTCGCCTTCTATTAAAGATGCTATTTTACAAGAACCTAAACCTGGCACTCAAAAATCTACAAAATCAAAAAAAGCATTAGGCCCAGAAAATACTTTAACACAAATAATGAAAACAAAAGAAAAAATAATTATAAAAGAACCATCGGATGAAACTATGAAAAAGGCAAATGTGGAGCTTCCTTCAAAAGAACGATTAACACCTAAACCAAGTATTAGTCAACCAGACCCAATCAAATCTAAGTCCAAAAAAATAAAAGGCGAAACAATAGATGAAACTTTAGTAATTCCACAAGACCTTCGTATTGGTAGAACCTTATATATAAATAGAATTCCTAAGTTAGAACCCAATGTTTTAATAAAAGCACCCAACTATTATTTATATAATAGAGAGATTTTCATTAGTTTTATTAATTCTTTATTTGAACCTTACAAGCAACAATTATTAAAAGAAGAAAAAGAAATGGAATTAGGCAAAACATCAATTAGTTGCTCAGCAAGTGATAGTAGTAACTTTTCACTCTTAATTCATCAAAAAATTGTGAGAGATTACATAAATATTTATACACCTTATAGAGGATTATTATTATATCATGGTTTAGGTTCCGGTAAAACTTGCTCTTCTATTGCCATTGCCGAAGGCATTAAAAATGACAAGAAAATTCTTATTATGACACCGGCATCTTTGAGAGATAACTATGTAGAAGAACTCAAAAAATGCGGTGACTATTTATACAAAAAAAATCAATATTGGGAATTCATTAATACTAAAACGCACCCTCAATATGTAGAATATTTAAGCACATTATTAAAATTACCACAAGAATATATTGCTAGTAATGGCGGTGCCTGGTTTATTAATGTTAAAAAAGAACCTAATTACGATTCTCTCGATTTTGAAGACCAGAAAAAAATTAATGCGCAATTAGATAAAATGATTAATTATAAGTATCAATTTATAAGTTATAATGGTCTTCGCAGTTCTCACTTAAATGGTATGACAAATGGAGGCACAATCAATCCGTTTTCCAATAAAGTAATAATAATAGACGAAGCACATAATTTTATTAGTCGAATAGTTAATAAATTAACTCGGAAAACCTCGTTATCAATGAAATTGTATAACTATTTGATGGATGCTGAAAATTGTAAAATAATATTATTAACAGGAACACCAATTATTAATTATCCAAATGAAATTGCCATTTTATTTAATATATTACGTGGATCATTAAGAAGTTATAATTTTAAGTTAGTATTAGACAAAACTACTATGACTAAGGAAAAATTAGAAGAACTATTTTACAAAGCCAATGTTTTAAACGTTATTGATTCTATTGAATATAATTCTGTAAGTTATGAAGTAACTATTAGTCAAAATCCTTTTGGGTATGTTAAGTCTGCCGCAGACAAAAATAAATTGGTTTATACAAGCGATGTATTAACAAGTGAAGAGTTTATAGAACAAATAATGTCTGCGTTTGAAGGGCAATCTCTCAAAATAGCAAATAAAAAGATAAATATTAATAGTTATAAAGCACTTCCAGACAATTTTGATGATTTTAAAACACTCTTTATTAATCCAAATAATACCATCAATAATCCATCTATGTTTAAAATGCGCATAATTGGACTGACCTCTTATTTTAGAAGTGCCCAAGAACAATTAATGCCTACTTACGACCATGCTAATCCAAATGACTTTAAAATAATTAAAGTCCAAATGAGTGATTTCCAATTTGGTGTTTATGAAGAGGCGCGTATTCAAGAACGTAAATTAGAAGAAGCAAATAAGAAGAAAAAATCCAAGAAAACCAAGGGAGGAGCACAAGGAGACGAATTATATAGCGACAGCACATCAACATATCGCATATTTTCTCGTGCGTTTTGTAATTTTGTATTTCCTAAACCGGACATAAAACGACCTATGCCTAATGATGAAGCAACAATAGAAGCAACATTAGAAAATATTAGTGACGAGGGAGATGGCGACAATATTAGTAAAAACATTTCAGAAGAATTATTAGATGACTTAACCATTGCGGAAAAATTGGAAAATGTAGATGGTAAATATGATGCCGACGATATAAAAGAGTTAGAAAAAGATTTAGCAAATCCAAAAGTAAATGATGGTAGTTATAGTAAACGCATTAGTGAGGCATTAAAAGAATTGGAAAAATATTCGCACAAATATTTATCAAAAGAAGGATTACAGCTTTATAGTCCTAAATTTTTACATATATTGGAAAATATTATAGACGATGACCATAAAGGCATTCATTTATTATATTCACAATTTAAAACATTAGAAGGTATTGGTATTTTTAAATTGGTTTTAAAACAAAATAATTTTGTGGAATTTAAATTAAAGAAAAATGAAAAAGGAGAATTTATACTAAATGTAGGCGAAGAAAATATGGGAAAACCAATGTATGCGGCATATACTGGGTCAGAAACTCCTGAAGAGCGTGAAATTATCAAAAATGTTTTAAATAGTAATTGGAAATTAGTGCCTTCGTCAATAGTAAAATCCATTCAAACACTAGCACCAGACAATTTTTATGGTCAAATTATTAAAGTATTAATGATTACTTCGTCTGGTGCCGAAGGCATTAGTTTAAAAAATGTTCGCTACGTCCACATTACAGAACCATATTGGCATCCAGTAAGAATTCATCAAGTTATTGGTCGTGCTCGCCGTATATGTAGTCATAGTGATTTACCAAAAGAACTACAAACTGTAAACGTATTTTTATATTTGATGGTTTTCAGTGAAGCACAATTATCAAGTGATTTATCAATTGAATTGCGACTAAAAGACATTTCTAAAAAAGATAAAAAGAAGGTCATAACAAGTGATGAATATTTATATGAAATATCTAGTATTAAAGAGGAAATAAATGCTTCATTATTACAAGGCGTCAAAGAGTCCGCTATAGATTGTAGTATTCATACGCGGTCAACAAGTAAAGAAAAAGATGTTAAATGTTTTGTAATAGGTAATCCAAGTGAAAATAAATATATATATACTCCAAATATAGCAGCCCAAGATAAAGATGAGGGCATGAAATTAAATAAGAAAACAGAAGTATTAAAATTAAATGAACTAGTAATAAATGGTAACAAATATGCCTATAATAAAGTTACAAAAGAATTATTTGATTATGATAGTTATTTGAAAGAAGAATTGTTGCTTTTAGGTAAATTAGTAAAACTTGATGATGGAACCCATAGATTCCAAAAAATATAGAGTAAATTTACTCATAACGCATAACACATAACACATAACACATAACAAATTATTTATTATATTATTTATAGTAAATAATTTATTCAGTATTAACTATTTTTAACTTAAATATTTAATTTGGTCATTATTACTTTTTGATTGTATAAAACTTTTTCCATTTGTTTATTTAAAAAATCTAACTTTATATTTAGATTTAAATTGAGTTCGCTATTATTTTCGTTAGCTACAAATTTCTTAAGATTACTATTTTCTCTAGTAAGTTCTCTTGTATTTTCTGTTGTAGTTGAAAAACTATTTATTAAATCTTCCATATTTAAAATTTTAGTTTTATTAGTAAAACTAATTTCTTTTTCTAACATATTTGTATTTTCCTCATTTATTAAAGGTAAAGGGGAATCAAATTTATCTAAGTCTACTAGTTCTAAATTATTTGTATTTGTATTTGTATTTGTATTTGTATTTGGAACACCAATACTAGGCACAGGCACAGGCACAGGCACATCATTATTTCTCTCTCTTTGTATTCTCTCAAGTAGTTCGTTCATACTATCGTTTTCTAATGGACTATCTTTTGTTTCACTAAAATCGATTGCTTCAGGAACTTTTTTAGTAATTAAATTACTAAAAGACACCTTTTTCTCTAACAACTCTTTTTCAAATTCTTCTGATTTCTCATTTTTGTAAATATCTTTTATATCTAGTGGTTTTAACAATGACTTTTTAAAACTATTAATATCTAACATAATATTTTGTAAAATAATTTTATTTAATTGCATAACAATATTTTTAGAATCACCAGTTTTATAATTAGAAGTAAAAATTTCTTTATTTTCATTAAATATTTTAGTTATATTACTTTCAAAAATCGCTTTTACATTTGGAAACTTTGACTCTGGAATATTAACAAATGCTTTATTGCTAGACAATATATTCCATAAAAGTTCTTTGTTTTGTTCACTCAATAATATATTAGACATAATACAATCTTTATAGTATTTAAGCACATTAGTTTTAACTTAATTTAAACCTAAAATAATTATTTTAACTTTAAATAATTAAAATAATTTACAATATGCTTTTTTTAAATCGCAAGTTACAAAAATATATAATGTTAGTATTGTCAGTGTTAATATAAATGTAATAATTATAATATTGGCAACAGCAAATCTTATAGATATTAGTGTAGTTTCGTGACTAGTTACTTGAGATGTATTATTTGGTTCTTGCGTTAAAGATTTTCTACATACAATACACGTATTATTTTTTATTAACCATTGACTATAACATTTAGTATGAACATAATAAACTCCACAATGAGTTATTGCATTTAAATTATTAGACTCTTCTAAGCATATTAAACAATTTTGCATCTTATATATGTAAACATATTTATATTTATTATATTTATATAATAAATCTATTTTTATATTATCATATATTAGTTAAGTATGTTTGTTTTATTATTACTTATTCAAACATTATTTTCGTATATTGTGCCAACATACAATCCCAAAACGCAAGTTCATTTACATTTAGAAAAATTTAACAATGAATTAAATTTGTATCATATTGGTATTAGTTTTAAAAATGATGATACTATTTTAAGATATGATTACAGACCCTTTTGCGAACCAAGTATATGTGAATACAAGACCATAAATAGTGTTAGCACTACTAGCACAGGTCTTGTAAATAAAGAAGTTAGATTTATTGATAAACTATATAGATTTTATATACCAGAAAATGTTCCAAATAAAACTATTTATTGGGGTGAAACTAGCAAAACATTGACTGAAGTTGTTGAATTTGAAAAAACTATGCAAAAAAAATATATATTGGGTATTAATGATTGTCGCCATTATGTTAATCGTTTTTCGCGATGGGCACTAAATAAACGCACTCCTATTTGGAAATTAGATAAATTATGGAACATAACTAGTAGTACATCTTTTTTATAATATTTTCACCGTGGATATTAAGGGAGCTGATCGGATGCGTTGGTCGGGATCTGGAGACGCCGCGCAGAAGAAGATGAAGCGGGTATTCCTGATGATAGACTCTTGACTGGTGTCATCACATTCATCGCAAATTTAGCTGCTATCATTTGCATAGTATCATTACTTAGCTTTGCTAATAATGCTGTACGTGGTTGTAACCAATTAATATGTAGAGTGGCATCAATCAGTATCATTATTTGCATATAATATAATTCTATGAGTATTGGATTTTTATAATGATATTTGTTAAAATTACTGCTAAGTAATTCTACAAATGCTATTTTATGTTGAGTACTTAATACTTTAAACTTAGTAATCATTAAAATTATATCGCGTTTTATAATTCCCATGTTTTGAGTGTCGCCTATGAGTGACATAGTGATATCGCCTAATATTCCGAAAGGATGGCGTTCGCCCATGTCGTCGGTTTGAACCGGATACATACCAGCGAGCATACCAGCGAGTCTATTTTTATTAGTAAACTTAGAAATTTTTCTTTTGGCTTTGGTTTTGGTTTTCCGCATTTATATTATAAATATATATTTTATATAATTAAATATATATTTACTAAATTATTTACTAAATAGTAATCTACTTTTTACTTATTCCTAAAAAACTTCTTCCAATTTTGCTTGTAACAAACATTCCTAGACCAGAAGCTATTTGAAAATAAAATATATCAGTTTTCTTAGTACAGCAAAGTAAATAACCAGATAAAATAACAAAGACTAAGAAAAACATCCAAAACAAGCGAGTATAAAAATCCATAGTAAATATTTTATATAATAAAATAATATAAAATATTTATATTTAGTGATTTTTAGTTTTTATTTTTATATTGTTTTAATATATAAACAAATGCCAAGTTTTGGACTCAAGAGGAGAGGGAAGAAAAGGCGTGCGGCAGCAGCAGCAGAGGAAGAGCGTCTTTCGCGTTCAAATTCAGAGTATAGTTCTGATGATGATACATCTGAGCGCGAGAAAAGCAAAGAAACCATTCGCCACACAGTAAATCCGTATAGTCAAGCCAGCACTACTGGTCAGTCATGGAGTGAAAGAATATTTGGCAAAGGATTAATGCGTAGAGCAACAAAAAATAAAGGTTCAAAAAAGAGACGTGGTCGCGGCAAAAAAACTGCCAGACGTAGTCGTAGACATTAAATTATATACAATTTTTATTCATTTTTTATTCATTTATTGCCAAAAACGCTTACATACGTAGTTCCACACATAGTCCGAAATGTGAAGTGCTTTGCCTTTGCTTCATTAATGCCCTCACGAAGTTCTAAAAATCGACGACTATTATCCACATCAGAAATGAGATTGGCAAATTCGGGCAATTCAGAAATAGTTTTTACAACACAATGACTTGAAGAGGTCTTAACTGGAAGACGTGTAGGATAAACCTTTCCTAACGACATCGCATGGGATGTAATAATTAGCATAAACATAAATGCGAGAACATATTTCATAGTTTAGTTATGCTTTGCTTTGCTTATTTAAAAACTATTTCAATTTTAATTATACATACCATATTATTTAAAAAATTGATTTATTATTATACTAGCTTCATAGTTAGTATAGTAATATGAGCAAACCTATAATTAGATATAACAATGAATTATTGAAAAAATATTTTTTAGAAAACAATATTAATTCAACAACAGATTATAGTGATGTAAATCTTAGTTGCAAATATATAATTAAAGAAAAATGTTTAGACTGCGATGTTTTATGTGAAAAAACTTTTAGAAGTTTCATAAATACTGGTTGTTATTGTAAAAAACATATTAACAAAACTAAAATTATAATACAATATACATATGAATTATTACAAAAATATTTTTTAGAAAACAATATTAATTCAACAACTGATTATAGTAAAGTAAATCTTACTTGTGAATATAGAATTAAAGAAAAATGTTTAGACTGCGATGTTTTATGTGAAAAAACTTTTAGAAGTTTCATAAATACTGGGTGTTATTGTAAAAAACATATGACACAAATTCGAATTACAAAAGCAAAAGCAACCAATATTATTAAATATGGTTTTGAATGTTCTTTACAATCAAAAAAAATACAAGATAAAATTAAAGCAACTAATTTGGAAAAATATGGGGTTGAATATGCTTCACAATCAGAAGAAGTAAAAGATAAAATGAAAGCAACTAATTTAGAAAGATTAGGTGTTGAATATCCTGGACAATCACAAGAAGTAAAAATTAAAATGAAAGCAACCAATTTGGAAAAATATGGTTTTGAAAATCCTTTTCAATCAGAAGAGATTAAAGATAAAATGAAAGCAACTAATTTAGAAAGAAGAGGTGTTGAACATCCTTTACAATCACAAGAAGTAAGAGATAAATGTAAAGCAACTAACTTGGAAAGATTTGGTGTTGAAAATCCTTCACAATCAGAAGATATTAAAGATAAAAAGAAGGTGACATGTCTAAAAAATCATGGTGTCGAACACCCAGCACAAAACGCAGAAATATCAGAAAAAATGTCAAAAAATGCATACAAAGGATATGATTTTGTATTTCCATCAGGAAGAATTGAGAGAATACAAGGATATGAAAAATATATGCTAAATGATTTATTATTTAAAGAAAATGTAAAAGAAAATGATATTATAGTAAGTAGAAATGAAGTACCTATTATTTGGTATGAAGATGCTACCGGTAAAAAACACAGATATTTTGTAGATTGTTTCATTAAAACACAAAATAGATGTATTGAAGTAAAATCAACATGGACTGCTGAAAATAATCAACATAATATTTATTTAAAGCAACAAGCAGTAAAAGATGCTTGTTATTTATGTGAGATTTGGATTTATGATTCAAAAGGAGAAATAGTAGAGAAAATATTATAAATTATTATGTCAAAAAAAATTGATTTTTTATAAATTTTTTTTGATTGAAAGAGTAAAAATATGAGAATTAATACCCAAATTAATATTTTTAATATGAAGTTACATACTCCTGAATATTATATATTAATGCATAATATTATTGACTGCTCTATTAATTTGGTTCAAGCAAGATATATATTAGATAATAAGTATAGAGTGTTAAGTAAAGAAGCAGATGATATTGAACTACAAAGAATGTATAGATTATATAAACTTTTCCATGTATGTAAGCATTATAATAAATTAAATTCAAGTTTAAAAAAAATAGACAAGAATGAAGAACAAAGTGATATATCAGAATATAATGAATATGAAGAAGATGATACAGACGAAGACGATGAAGATAAATACAAAGAAGAAATAGAGAAAAACTTACATGTAATTGAACGTCCTTCTATTCTCAGATTAATTACAAACCATAACTCTAATACTAGTCTTAATTGTGGAAGAAACTATGGTGTGCGATATGAAAGAATTTATTTGTAAATTTATTTATATATCAATTTTAAAAATAAAAATTGATATATAAAATATGGTTAATAATTATAACATATTATAAGCATAATGCCTTTTACAAAAGCAACCAAGTTTCTATACAGCAAGACGCTATTTAATATGTTATTTTTAAATGAAGTGGGGCCTCTTGGGCGATGGAGTCAAGAACGATGTGCTATTAAATTAAACAAAAAAATAGATTTGGCAAATGAAGACAATTGTGGTCCTTGTGGTGAATATATATTAACCAAATTAGATTTGACTAAGAAAAATAATACTAAAATTTCTAGTGTTAGTCCATATTTAATTGCCGAACACGAAGAACAAGAACAAGGAAAAAATTAATCATTAAATAGTGAACTCATTTTTATATCCGCATCATTATAATATTTTTTCCTATATTCTCTCATAGTTTCATCTTTAATACGTGTAGTTTTAAAATAATTATACGTTTTATTTTCTTGTAATAATTCTATTATAAAATATAACGCATACATCCCACATTGTCCATCTCCGTATTGATGTGTGAAACCTTCGTTGTTATCGGCTACTAATTTAATATTTAAATTGTGTGCCTGATTTACTATTCTCTCAATTAAAACTTTGATTTGTTTTGGTGTTTTAGTTCCATTGCTATCAAAGAAAAAAATAAATTTTTTAGTTAAATCTAAAAATAATGCTATCCAATGTTGTCCTGGTTTATTATGGGGGTCAGTATTAAATATGACGCCTATTTTACTAATTTTATTTTTTATGTGTTCCTCTAAATTGAAATTACATAATTGCTCCCATACACAAGTCGAAAACAACTCTTTGGAGTCAAAATCTATTGGCGATGGTCCTATAAACTTAAAATTCTTATTTGATTTTTCATATTGCTTCATTATTTTTATTATATCAACACTAGACAACCAAGTATTTGGTTTTGTAGACCATCTTTCAGGAGAGAAAGGTTTAAATATTTCTTTTACTAACAATTCACTATTATTAACTTTATTTAATGGAGTATTTTTTAACCAACATAATTCATCATAACATTGTTTGTCTAATTTGTTTTTAAAATATTCCCATATTTCTTTGCTATTATTTGTAACTATTTTGTCACTATTATTTGCGTTCCATACATTTTTAAATAATTGTAAATTGCTCCTTGAATAGCAAGTAAAATCTTTTAACTCTTGGTCTATATTTTTGTTTTGATATGGCGAACATTTTAGTTTGTTAAATTGTTTATTAGATTGTTTATTATATTTACGAGTTGTTCTTTGTTTTCGTCTATGTAAACGCATTTTAAATGGTGATTTTTTTGTTTTTGTAAAATTTTTATATATGTTATTTTTAACATTAATCATAATAATTAATGTTTTGTTAATTAATATATAATTATAAAAAAATTATTCCCTTTTTTGTGGAAGTATTTTTTTATTATATTTGTTTGATTTTCTAACAACAAATAAATCTAAATTTTGTATTTTTTTTGAAGTTTCATTTTGTGGACACATACAATTAATAGTTTCGGCAGTTATATTAAAATCACCGACGCTTTGATTATTTACACTACTATTTGAGTATTCTTTTAGTTCATCTTTTATCATATTTTTCATTTTTTTTTCTTTTAAATGTAGTATCAAGTTTAAAACATATAATAAATAATACATTTTGTATTTTTCATTTATGTTAGTATTAGTGTTAGTAGTAGCATCACCATTAGTAGCCAATAGTTTTTCTAAAGTAGAATTATTATATTTTAAAATTTGCTCTTTATATACTTTTATATTGTCTTCTAAATTATCAAAAATTTCTTTTAATAAACTATTATTGCTCAATAAATTTTCTAATTTATTTGTTTTAGCATATTGAACTTGGTTTGTTAAATATAACAAATCTATATTATTTATAAATGATTCAATAGGTTTAACTTCTTTAACCTCTTTTACTTCTTTTTGCTCTTTGGCTTCTTTGGCTTCTTTAACTTCTTTTACTTCTTTTACTTCTTTTACTTCTTTTACTTCTTTTACTTCTTTTTGCTCTAAATCAATACTTACTACGTTCATTTGTTTTGACTTTTTAATTTTATTATTTTTATTATTTTCATTATTTTCATTATTTTGTTTCATAAGTATGTATTATAATAAATTTTATTTTAAATCTTTTAATTGAACTCGTGTTGAGTTATAAAATATTTCATTTCCAATTGAACTTGATATATTTGGATTAAAATCATTAAAACTTTCTTCTTTAAATAATAAATGTGCGTCTAAATTAGCATTATGTGTTGGAAAATTAATATTATTTTCATATAAATCGCTAGAAGTATTTGGAAGATACGCAACTTGGTCTGCTTTTTGTAAAGCAAAAAATTGGTTTCTTAAAGTAGATTCTCTATCAACATTTGTCGCAAAACCGCAAAAATGTGGTTTTCTAGTTCCTGGAAAAAATGTGCTATTTACATCATATACTCCTATATTGTCTATTGGCACCGATGATTCTATTTGATGATTATATGTAGGCATTAAAGTATATTTTGTATTTACTGGTCTAAATGAAAAATTCATTGCTAAATTATTTGATGGAAAATTTCTATTTGCTATTGAATCATTTATAGTATTATGTGACTCAAAATTATGTAAAGTTACGTTATATAAATCATTTGCTGTTGTCATTTTATATTATAAATACTATATAAATTTATTTAAACAATTATTATAATATAATAGAAATTCACATTGCTTCAAATAAAAAATTATTAATTAAATTTAAACATATAATTTTAAAAACATATAATATTTAACGCTTACGCTCCTTGATAATATTATAATTATTTAAGTTATATATTTTGTAAGTCTTGTTATTATTATTCATTAATGCTTTTGATAAACTGCGTTTTGCTTCATAGTTCTGCTTCCTAATTTGTAGAAGTTTGTTTTTCTCTTGTGTTTTCAAATAATTTAAATCAAACATATTTGTCATCGTATTAGTATTAAGTAAACTGAGCAAAATCAATGCTGAAGTGGCCATTATAATTATAAACTTTTATCAATAAGTAATTAAAAAAAAACTAATCAATTTTTTTTTATTATTTTTACAACAATAAAAAAATTTGGCGTTATTTAACCCACTACGTAGCACACATTATATGTAAATATAGTTATTATTTAAATAACTATATTTACATGACAATATGAATATTATCTATTTTAAAAGCATTTTGGCGAACAAGCGGTGGCGGTTTTCTATTAACTTGTCTATAATAATTAACAATGTAGTTTCTAATATATATTATAAAGTTAATTACTCGAATATTAGCATTAGTCTTATTATTGTTATTCATCATTAATATTTTAATACTATAAAAAAATATTTGTTAAAGCAAATCAATTTTTTTTAGTCATAACATATTATTTACTTGTTTTGATTTGGACCAAAGCAACTAATATCTTTATGCTCGCGCTCTCGATATTCTTTTAAATAAGCACTAATTAATGGATAGTAAGTATCAACATATCCTATATATTTTGTATTTGTTCTAATTGCTTTTGCTAAAGCAACTTTTCCTTCTGCGTCTCCTATAGTTAGTAAATCATCTAAATCGCGAGATGTTTTATCATCTCCTCCACGTAGTATATCAATACGAGTATCATTAACAAACAACTTATATTTTTTAAGTTCATTGTTTTGCCAAATAATCGCACCCTCCAATGTCTTAAAATATGCTTCTACATAAGGGACATTAATGTCAAAATAAAACACTCTTTCAATACTAACCATACAATATCCATTTTTGGGAATTATATATGTAACACCGACAAGTTGATCAGTATTTGATTCTCTAGTTAAGTTTTGCTTCATAATGAAAAATACATTGCTTTTTGGATTAATATCTTCAATAATATGAGGCATAATAGGAATAGCAAGAACAATTGAAATTGCGCTGATGATAATATTTATAATAGTCTTCATCATTAATATTTTAATACTATAAAAAAATATTTGTTAAAGCAAATCAATTTTTTTTAGTCATAACATATTATTTACTTGGAAACAGAAAGACTTGTTGCATCATTATTAAACCAAGTCATTTTAATAGTTGTAATATTAGTTTTTATAATATTATAAGATGTACTTAAAGCATATAAACTCATTAATTTATAATATTCTCCATTTTGAATCCAACTAATAACTTCATAATAATTACTATAGCGATGCGATATATTTATAATAGCAGGTATAAAGTTATGAATTTCTTTAAGTCCAATAGTTTCAAATTCTTTCCAATACACATTTTTCCCAAATAATTCATAATTATATTTATCTAAAATATATTCATCCATAGTTTCATAACAATCGATGGGAAAATTATATAAATCTAAATAGCTTGTAATATTTTCATTATTCATAACAATAGTTTTAATTGTTTTTTTCATAGCACTTATTAATTCTTCATCTACCATCATATTTATGATCTTCTTATAATAATGTTAAATAATTATTTATAAGTCAATTTTTTTATAATCTTTTTCCATAGTATGTCTTTTTAATTTGATAAAAAAATTGATTAGTTAATAAAATAAAATAAAAATAACATAACATAACATAACATAACATAACATAACATAAAATGTCAAGTAGAACTAAACCATATACCACAAATCAAGTGTCTTGGAAATCAATATTAGAAAAACATCTAACAATTCCAATGAATCAACGTGAATATTCTTGGGAACAGAAACAAATAAGTAAATTTTTAGATGATATATTTGAACTTTATAAGGAAAATAAATATGTTTTAAAATTGGGTTCAATTATAAATTTAAAACAAGGCAATGTAAATAATATTTATGATGGACAACAGAGAATATTAACTACAATTTTAATTCTTATTGTAATAGGTTCTTTGGTGCCAACAAAATTAAAAGAAAAAATTACTCAATTATTAGCAGTAGATACAGAAATAGATACATTGACAGAGCAACAAGAAAAAATTAAAGAAAAATTTAATGTCACTATAATTCCAACAATTTCTTGTATTAATCCATTTGATATGGAAGCATTAATAAAGATTTATAATAATAACATTAAATCACATTTAGAATTTGTATCTAATATAAAAGATTTTGTGTTAATTGATTATAATGAAAACAAAGATAAAGAAGAGGAAAAATATATATGTAAACAATGTAATACAAAAATTATGAGCAAAAATAAATTTATTGAGCATTTAACTAATAAGCATAGCGATATTTATACTAAACCAACTTCAAATACAAAATTATATGCTGCTTATATATTTATTTATAATTATTTTATAAAAAAAAATTATAATGAGCGACAAATCATTGAGTTATATAGATTTATTTTATATGATATTGATATTCAATATTATGATTGTACTGACCCTGAATATGTTAGTAAAATATTTGATTGGGAAAATAACAGAGGTAAGTCAGTAGAAACGTTGGATATAATTAAAAATCCAATTCTTGTCAATATAGAAGATAGCAAAAAGGTCGAAGTATATGAAAAATGGGAGAAATTAAAACATAAAGATAATAATATCTATAAAAAAGATTATGGACAAAAAATATTTGATATAGCGATTTCTTTATATAATAAAGTAATTGTTAGAACAATTAAGCATGAAGAATTATACAAACCTATTATTGATTGCAAAGATAAAGATACTTGTTATAAAGAAGTAAATAAATTTTTCAAAATAGTAGAAAAACTATTTGAAATTATGGATAAAATTACTAATGATAAATATGGGAGATTACTTAATAATACATCTAGATTTCGTTTAAATTGGGAAGCATATATGTGGTGTTTATTGCCTATATTTTATATAGTTAATACAATCGATAAAAATTTAATTAAATTATTGACTACATGGTATTGTAGAAATCTTCAGTTTAAAACTAGAACTTTCAATAATTTGTGTTATTCTAATGAGTTTATTAGAATAACAAATGAAGTTATTAAAAATAATAAATATGATTATTATAAAGAAATAAATGACTGCCTAGTAACAAATAAAGATAGAATAATTACAGATAAAAGTTATATACAAGAATTACAGACTATGAATTTAATCTCAACAAATGCTACATATTTATTATTATTTCTTGAAACATGTATTAATACTGATATACATACAGTTTCATTAGAATATACTCTTGAACATATTTATTGCCAAAAAGATAAAACAATGTTAAAAGATCAATTATTAATAAATAATATTGGAAATTTGACTTTATTAGAAGGAAAAAATAGTGCAAATGGTCATACAGGCAATAGTTCTCTCGGTTGTAAAGCATATACAAAAAAAAAATTATCATATGAAAAGAGTAGTTATATGATTTCTAGAAATACAGCAAAAGAATATGAAACTTTTGAAGAAAAAGATATTGTTTTAAGAAGTCAAAGGATTATTGCTGAACTAAATAAGTATACAAATTATTAAAATCAAGTAATAAGTGTTTAATTGTAAAAATCACTCTTTTTTTATCCTCTTTTCATATTATGTCTTTCTAATTTATTATTAATTTCTATTATACATTCGGTGGTGGATCTTACAAATAAATCAGGAATAAATGAATGAATTAATGATTTAACACAAGAAATAAATAATATAAAAGAATAATTTAAAGAAATGAACATATGCTCAAAATAATTCATATTTGAATCTCTCAAATGTTTAAATTCAAAAAACATAATATATAAAATAATTATATATT